CAACTCGTGTATGATTAATATCTTTCGTTTCAAACGTTTCAATATCAATTCCTGTGCGTAATTTGTACCCTAAAATAATATCGTCAATCTTCGTTTGCTTGTATATTTTTCCCGAAATAATCATTTCTATTTGGGCGGGAGGTAAATTATTCAGAGTTGAAGGGTCGGCAGTAGCGAAAGCACGATTAACATATTCGTAATTATTGCCATAAATACACTTATTTTCATTCCATTGTCTTATAAGGTCGTTGCCTTTCATTAGTGGATTAGGATTTTCTAATAGTTGAACATAAGGACTATTCTCTATTTCTTTACCTAATTTATTATAATGCTTCCATTGACCACTAGCTAATAAATAACCTCTTCTTTGAATGACTGCGTACAATTGCGGAGTAGTCAAATAAATATCGTAAGCGTCCCACGTGTCGGGTGCTAGAAATTCAGGTTTTCCATTAAGGATTTGCGACATGTGATTTAACGATGGAGTAGATTGATAAGCGTCTGTTCCTGTTAATAGTCGTGTAATAAAAGCTAAGGGATGAAATTGCATATTATTTTTTTTTAACAAATATAATTGTATTTAACATAATAACATTATATTTGATACTTATTATGTTAAATAGCTTAGTATTATGTTAAATAGAACTGAAAAATTAACGCCAGAAGAGATTAAAAAGTTGCGTAAAATCAAGACAAAACAAGTGAAAGACCAAATTATAATTGTAAAATAATGGAGATTCCAAATTTTGAAACTATAAAAGAAACGATTGATTTTGTCGTTGCTAATAAATCAGCGATTGCAGCGAGTAAAAAGATGCAAACAAAATGCACTGATTCAACGATGTACCAACCGACAATCGAAACACTAGACACTACTAAAGCAGCAGACGGATATACAGATAGAAATGTCATTAATGCGAAAGTCGCTATCAATACAACTAACATATTGGACAGTCATGGCGACGTCCACATTGATGGAATATGGAATAAAACGGTAAAGGAGCAAAAGAACGTGTATCTATTAGAGGAACACGTTATGAGTTTTCGCACTATTATTTCAGATAAAGTTGTTGCTAGTGTTCAAAATGTTAGTTGGAAAGAACTAGGAGTGAAAGCGGAAGGTATGACACAGGCTCTTATTTTTGATGCTGAATTGAAAAGAGATCGTAATGCTTATATGTTTGGAGAATATGAGAAAGGACACGTAAAAAATCACAGCGTAGGAATGAGGTACTCTAAATTAGAACTTGCCGTTAACTCGATAGATTATCCAAAAGAAAAGGCTATTTGGGATAAACACATTGATAGTATTGTGAACCGAAAAGATGCTGAAAATGTAGGTCATTTTTGGGCGGTTTATGAAGCTAAAATGATTGAAGGTTCAGCCGTTCCAATTGGTTCAAACGTTGCAACTCCGACATTATCCACAGAAATTAAAAACATTGAGCCGTCAGCAGACACTCATATAACAGAGCCGTTGCAAGACACTCAAACAAATACAACTGTTCCAAAGGATGGAAAACAGTATTTTATTAACCTCTTAATTAAATAAAAATGAAAGAGAAATTTAATTTGTTCCTTACAAGTAAAGGAATTACAAATGAGCAGTTTACTGCTATGTCTGCTGATGAAATGGCAGGTGTTTACAATGATTTCAATGATGTGCAAAACGCTGAAATGAAGTCATTGATTGATGGAAAAGCGTCTAAAGAAGATATTGACACGGCTATCAACTCGTTGCAAGATTCTCAATTAGAGCAAATGAAAGCGTTGAACGAAGCGATGAAAGAAATCGGTCTTTCTATTAAAGCTAGTTCAGAGCCAATCAAAGCGACTAGAACAGGAACGTTGCGTGAGGCATTGACAAAGAATCTTGAAAACTTAAAGAATCTTAAGTCTGACAAAAAAGAAAGTCACCGTGATGCTGAATTCTCAATGGAGATAAAAGCAGTTGGCACAATGTTAGAGTCTGTAAATATCTCAGGTGGGAATGTTCCAGTTGAGCAAAGATTGGCAGGTTTAAACACTATTGCATCAAGAAGAATTCGTTTGATGGATTTAGTATCAAGTGGTACGGCAACTTCTAACATTATCTCATGGGTTTACCAAGCAGGTAAAGAAGGTGCAGCAGGTGGAACAGTTGAAGGTGCTACAAAGAATCAAATTGATTTCGATTTAGTGGTTGCTTCTCAGGTTATTGTTAAGCGTTCAGCATTTATCAAAGTATCAACTGAAATGTTAGACGATATTGATTTTATCGAAAGTGAAATTAACAATGAGTTAATGCGCGAATTGATGAAAGATGTTGAACTTACAGCGTATTCAGGAAACGGAACAGCTCCAAATATGAATGGTGTTCATACGGTTGCGACTGCTTTTGCTGCTGGTGACTTTGCTCTTGCGGTTGATAATGCTAATCAAGTTGATGTACTTGTTGTTGCAGCTAATCAAATAGCAATTGCAGAACAAGAAGAGCCAAACGCTATCTTAATGCACCCTACTGATGTCGCTAAATTATTAGTTATTAAAGTAAGTGCTTCTGATAAGCGTTATGTTGATCGTTTAGTATTGGTTGCAGGTCAATTATCATTGGATGGTATCCCAATCATTAAAACTACATTAGTAACAGCAGGAACGTACCTAATAGGTTATTTCCCTCTTGCAACTTTGTATTCTAAGGGGACTATAACAATTCAGGTTGGTTTAGATGGTAACGATTTTACAAAAAATCTACGTACTATAATCGCTGAATACCGCGGTGCAATGGTTGTTAAGAATAACGACAGAACAGCATTTGTCAAAGGTGTTTTCGCTACTAACATGGCAGCATTAGAAACAGCATAATTTTAACGGGGATTGCAATATATCCCCTTAATATTTTTTGAAATGGAAAAGGAAATCAAAGCGAAAGCTAAAGTAAAAGCAGAATTAGACCACAACAAAATGTACAACATCAAATCTACTGGCACGGCTTTAAGCATGCCAAAAGGTGTTGAATATGAAGTTGATGGAAAGTTAGCTGAAATACTAATCAATAGCGGAAAAGCTACTCAAATTTAAAAGATGATTGTTGTTGCTACAGATTTTGAGAATGGAAAATTTAAGGCTGCTTTTAACGAAGATACAGTTTTAGATTTAACGGCTTGTATCGAAAGGTATGAAGACAGATTAATGAGCGAATTGCTAGGTGTGGAATTGTTCGCACTATACACGCTAGGAGTTATTGCAGTTGATCCAATTTACACTAAGATACAGTTGCAATTCATTGAACAAGATACTTGGAGTAATTTATTAGTATCGAATGGGGTTAAAGACATGTTGCAGGGTTTTATATGGTGCGAGTATCAGCGAGAAATTTATAGCCAAACTACGACATTCGGGTCGGTAAAAAATAAGGGCGAAAATTCAGATAACGTATCATTTCCAGCAAGCATGTACCAAATAAAGTATTTGGAATCTTTAACAACTTATGATGCGATTCAGCAATATATTTTAGAGAACGAAGCGATTTACCCTACCTTCAAAGGATTAAGAAAATACCCAATTTTGCCAATATGAAAGATATTTATTTTATAGTGAGAGATGAAATAGTTGCAAGACTAGACAATTCTATTGAGCTAAAAAGTAAAACACTTTTGGCGGGCGTATGGACACTAGATGTTCAATGTTCCGTTAAATGGGCGAGGGTTGGAAAAACAATCACCGATTCAAACGACGTAGTATTTAATATCGTTTCGGTTGATTACGAAGAAAATACTATTTCAGTTACAGACAACGGTTCTGTTCCTAGCAATAGTATATTAATTGAGTTACCGTATTTTTTCCTAGGTACTCCTTTAAAAACAAATGTTGAATGGAAACAATTTTCATCAAACGAGATGAAAAAAGTACCGTTTATCTGGATGGTTGAACCGACTAAGGAACGTGAACAACCTGATACATCTAGTAATGAGCGTGAGAGCGATTTGTTTTTTATTCTATTAGACCATTCCAAAGTTAACAAATGGTTGACAAAAGAAGTTCATGAGAATAGATTACAAGCGTTGTACAATCTAGTTGATGCTATTAAAACTGCTATAAATACGAATCCTAAATGGTTTCAAAGATTAGCTGTTAGTGTTGATTTAAAGAATTTTACAAGGTTTGGAACTGAAACAACAAACGGGTTTGATGCGAATATAATAGATGCAGAATTGGCAGGGGTGGAAATGCGATTTACCCTGACAATACGAAGACAATCGTGTGTTAATTGTTAAATCTTTAAAATAAAATAAGATGAGTCAAGAATGTGATTGCGCGGGAACAGCGTACGGAAATATGGGAGCGGATAATTGCCCTGTAATCGGTAAAGTGCCTCATAACATTATCGTTATGAACAGATATGCTGCGGATGGAACGTTGAACAGAATTGATCTTACTTCAGGAACGGTTGGTGCTGACATTCAAGCGATGATTTTAACAACTACTGTTGCGCAAAATCGTTTATTTCCGTTTCCATTTGCTGAAAACTTTGTTATTACGAAGTCTGAAACTGTTTATGAAACAGCGACAAGTGGTAATAAGTATAAAATTAAAGATGGTATTCGTTCTTTCTCTTTTGAGTTGAACGACAAACTTTCTTCTACTAGAATGTTGGAGCAAGCGAATAAATTCGGATGCACGGCATTATCGTATTTCGTTGTTGATATTGAAGGCAAAATTGAAGGTTACAAAGAAAGTGCTGCGGGTACTGAATTGTTCCCTATTCCAATGAGCCAATCAACGTATAACGCGATATTGATGTATGCAACTGACACGACAGTTCAGAAGATAGCTATTGATTTCGATCAATCGCAGTATTTCAATGATGGCAGTATCTACTATCTTACTGCGACGGATTTAGGCTATTCAGCGACTACCTTGGTAGGATTGAAGAGTGTAGATACACCTGTTGTTTCAGCAATTACCACTACTTCGGCAACGTTTACAATTACACGTCCGGGCGGTAGCGCATTAGAAACTACTTTCTTGAAGCAATTATTGGTGGGTAATTTCTCAATCATAGATTTAAGCACAGGAGTTGCAATTCCGGGTGGAATAACAGGATTCTCTGAAACTTCACAGGGAGTGTACGTCCTTAGTTATACAGCTATTGTCGGTACACCGATTTTAAGAATGGTAACAACAGCTACTGGGTACGACGTGCCAAGTGTAGAATACTTAGACGTTTAATGAATGGTTGGGACGGAAGATTGGGCAATAGTTGGTTTAACGTTGCTTATCTTCAATCCGTAAACGTTGAAGAGGCAATCAAACACTTTGACGGCAAGCACGGAGACGACAACCGAGTTGTGAATGCTTGGAAAAAAGCAAATCCTAACAGGGCATTGAAGCCCCGAAAAGGTAAATAAATTTAATGGGAAAGGGAAATGTAAAAGTTTCCCTTTTTTTATACCAAAAAGATGAAGATTGATTTTACACGTCTTGATAGAATGCTTAATAAATTGGCAACAATTGACGAAGGTAAAATATGGAAATTCGCAATTGACTTAGAAGTTCAGGATGAGATAATCAGAATGAATACAGAAGACCAATTAGAAGAAGCCGGTATAGATAGTTTAGGTCGTAGTCTTGGCGAGTATTCACCATTCACGATAATTAGAAAACGTAGTAAAGGGCAAAGATTTGACCATATTACGCTAAAAGATACGGGTAAATTTTACGACAGTTGGCGAATTGTCGTGAACACAGATGGATTTACACTAGACGCAGACGACCAGAAAGAAGATACGGCATTGTTCGAGGTTTACGGAAATGATGTTTTAGGCTTAACCGATGAAAATAAAGTTTATTTGCAAGGAATGATAATTGAGAATTACATTAAATATTTGATAAATGAAGCATTATCATAGCATTGAATTTTTCATGATGGATTCATGGCTTAAATGTCAGGGAGGCGATTTAACACATACAAGATTAGATATTGAAATAGGCGATGCAGAAGAAGATTTAACGGCATGGGAGGCTTTGAATTATGACTATGTAATGACGTTTGGATTGACTCGGAAACACATACACATGATGCAATTGCAAAAACAATTGAT